TTGGATTTCCTCTGCTAATTTTTCATCGGGCTGTATATCTTTCAATACTTTCGTCTTTCTCACCTCCTGGTTATTTAAATCCATTTTAATTGGATTTCTTAGGTAAAAAAATATAGTCAATTGGAATACCATATAATTTACTAAGTTCTCTTCCTTGCGACATTTTCGGTTCAGAAGTCCCTTTTTCCCAGCTAACGATAGTCTGTTTTCCAACATGCATATGTTTTGCGACCTCTTCTTGTGTCATTTCTGCATTAACTCGTGCTGAAGCTAAAGAAATTTGAAATGGTACTGCTTTACCTTCGTTCATCTTTGTCACGTCATCACCGCCTTTCTTTAATTTCTGTATTTATTATAAATCCATTTTAAATGGATGTCAATACTAAAATCAATTTATTTTTGACTTTTAGTTGCAAAAAATCAATTTTTATTGTACTATATTAATAACGAAGTGAGGTGATTTAATGTCAGATGAAAAGCAAAAGAAAATATTCTCTAAAAATCTATCTTTCTATTTAGAGAAATCAGGAAAAAGCCAAAAAGAGGTGGCTAAAGCTATTGGAGTTATTCCACAAACATTTAATACTTGGTGTACGGGACAATCCATTCCTAGAATGGGAAGCGTACAAGCTCTCGCTGATTATTTTGGAATTGGAAAATCTGATTTAATAGAAGAAAAATCCGATCAAGCCATTGAGCTAACTAAGAAAGATGAAAAAGATATCGCAAAACGATTAGAACAAACCCTTGATCAGTTAGAATCCGATCAAGATGGACTGATGTTCTCCGGAGAACCTTTAGATGATGAAACAAGAGAATTATTAAAAGCGAGTCTCCAAAACAGTATAACCATCGCAAAAATAAATGCTAAGCAAAAATTCACACCAAAGAAATACAGAAAATAAAGGAAGTGATTCATTGGATATTCGTAAAAAAACAAACTCACTAAAGAAAAGATATGGTACGGATAATCCTTTTGACATTGCTAAGTATTTAGGGATAAAGGTTATATTTGAACCATTGGGATCCATTAGTGGATACTACAATAAACAGCTTCGTATGAAGCAAATACATATAAATCATGATCTTTCTGATCACGATCAGCTATTTACATGTGCACATGAATTAGGTCATGCAATTATGCATCCTGATGCTAATACTCCATTTTTAAGAAAACGAACTGGACTTCTTGTAAGTAAAATGGAAATCGAAGCAGATAAGTTTGCAACTGAGCTTCTAATTGACGACGAAGTTTTTCTTGAATTTCAAGAATTTACTACCGATCAGATCGCGCATGCACTCGGATATAATGAAGAGTTGATTAAACTAAGATTAAAATAGCGATGACCTACTGCAATAAGCCACCGCTACCTCTAGTGTATAAAATATGTAAACTATACAAATTGATTATAACATATTTTTATATCAGGAGGAAAATTTATGAAAAAAAGATTTATATCATTAGGGATAATATTATCACTAATTTGTATTTTTTTAATTGCTTGTGCATCAAAAAAGGATGATACAGCTGATGATCCATATAAAGATTTCGAGCAAACAGAAAGTTCATATGGGATAAAATATAAAATTCCAAAATCATGGATCGCTGCCGATTCCAACTCAGATGATACATCCCTTTATTATAAGAATGAGCTCGGAGATAATGATGGATTATTGAGTGTAGTTTATCATAAATTCAATGGTAATGTACTGGATTCTAAAAATGTTGAAAAGGTAAAGGATAGTATTAAAAAATCTCAAGATTATAAAGATGATTTAAAAGGCGAATATGCACAAATAAATAGTATTGATGTAGAGAAGTTATATTATAATAAATCTATTGATGGAAAAACTTATAAAAATGAAATGCTCGTATTTCCTGTAAAAAGCGGATATTTTGTAGTTTGTGCAATGAGCTCGCCCGAAAATGATTATTCTTCGGAGTTTGATAAGATCTTTGAATCTATAGAAATCACATCTGCTTATGATACAACTGAAGCAACTACAGAAGAACCAACAACCACAGAGGTTACAACTGAAGCAACTACAGAAAAAACTACAGAGGCTTACGCGCCTACAACGGGAGAAGAAAATGCTCTAAATAAAGCTTTCGACTATCTTGATTATGATGCATTTTCTAAGTCCGGATTAATAAAACAGCTTAAATATGAGGGATTTACAACTAAAGAAGCCAAATATGCTGCAAATAATTGCAACGCTAATTGGAAAGATCAGGCCTACAAAAAAGCAACATCTTATTTAGAAAGTCAATCTTTTTCAAAATCTGGTCTCATAAAACAATTGGAATACGAAGGATTTACCAATAGTCAAGCTAAATACGGAGCAAATAAAGCTTATAAATAACAAAAAACCGCCCAGCTACCAACTGGACGGAATCTCAGAAGTTTATCAACCACTTTGCAGCATATGATATTACTTCTCCCTAGACAAGAGAATTATATCATACATCCTGCAAAAACACAATTTGATAAGGGTGTATTTTTTGTACCCTTTTTTAGGAAAGGAATGATGATATATGGCAAGAAGAAACCCAAACGGCTACGGCAGCGTAACCAAATTAAAAGGCAATCGATCACGACCATACGTTGTAAAAGTTACTACATATGATGAAGATGGACACGGAAGGCAGGTCCCAGTGGACTATGCTGCTACTCGTGAAGAAGCAAACATCATTTTGGCCAAGTACAACGACAATCCGTGGAACATTGATCGTAACCGAGTGACGCTTGCAGATTTATATACGAGATGGCTTGAAATAAAAGGTCCCAAACTTGGAACCTCTCGTTTAAGCTCACTTAAATCAGCTTATAAACATTGCCAAAAACTATACGGTATGAAATACAGGCAAATAAAAGCTTATCATATGCAAGAAACTATAGATAATTGTGGACTCAGTTATTCTACACAATCTCATATTAAAGTTCTATGGGGTCATTTAGATAATTTTGCGTTCGAATTAGATATTATAGATAAAATGTATTCGCAAATAACATCTGTAAGTGCTAAGCGAGAAGAGTCAAAACGTACACCATTTACCGAAAAAGAAGTTGAAGCTCTATGGAAAATATCTGATCAAAAAAATGTTGATATTGTTTTAATCTATATTTATACAGGATTCCGATTAATGGAATTATTAGATATGACATGTGATCAAGTAAACCTAGAAGAACAATACTTTAAAGGTGGAAGTAAATCTGATTCTGGAAAAAACAGAATTGTTCCAATTCATCCTCGTATCATGCCGTTTGTAAAAAAACGGTTAGAGAAAAGTAATGAATATTTTTTAGAAAATGATGAAGGTTCCAAGTTTAAAAAATGGGATTTTTATGAAGAATGGAAGGTTGTTATTGCCTATATAACAAAGAAAAAGAAAACGCCTCATGAGGCAAGGCATACTTTTGAAACATTTTTGGATAATGCAGGCGGCAATAGAAAATGCATTGATATGCTGATGGGGCATAAATCTAAAGATATCGGAAACAGAGTTTATAATCATAAAACAGTAAAACAATTAAGAGAGACAATTCTTTTGTTGAAATAATAATTTTATATTCAACAAGTAACAGATTAGTAACAAATAAATGAGAGAATGGCTTAAAATGGACATTCTCTCATGTTACAAAAATATGATCGTATAAATTGGTATTTCATTCATTGTTTGTAATTCAATCATATCACAATCCCCTTGCAATGATCAATTTCATGCTGTATGATCTGTGCTGTCCATCCAGAATATTTTCCATGCTGTTTTTTAAAATCCTGGTCCAGATAATCTACTTCTATCTCCTTATATCTCTTACAAGGTCTCACTCCATCCAAAGATAAACATCCTTCTTCTGTCTCAAATTCGTCTGATTTCTTTGTGATCTTCGGATTGATCATTGCAAACTGAAATGGTCCAACTGCTACTACGATAATGTTCTTTTTAACGCCGATCATATTTGCTGCCATTCCAACACAATGATCCAGATTAGCTCTTAGTGTGTCTAACAGATCAACTACTACCTGCTGATCTGCTTTTGTTGCATCTGTTGATTTCTGTGCTAGAAACAATGGATCTTTCATTATATCTTTTATCATTTTATTTTAACTCCTTTATTTCCTTTAAAAATTCTTCTGTAGAAATATATAAATTTTCTAATATTGGTATCAAATATTTAGATGGCCTGAGTATGTCTACTGCCCAATCTCAAAAATCATAATGCGTTCTCTCTCACTATTTCCACCAAACAAATCGGAACAATCAATTTCATCGGTAAACATCATCTCATCCACCGTCATCAGATATGTAAGATATTCGTCAGATGGATAATAGAAGAAACATAAAATCTGTCTTGGATGTTCATAGTATGATTCCATGATCCTTGCCATCACTTTTCTTAAGATCTCTGCGGAAAATGGATTAAAAAAATAGATGCGGTCTATCTGTTCTGGGAGTTGAAATTCTTCTGCATTCGCTAATGAAAATGATACCCTCTCTTTCGATACGGCTTCTTTCTTATTTTCCATTACTTTCTCATAAATGCGTTCGTCATATTCAACTCCGAGGCAACGGCATCTTGTCTGGTAGGATAAGAAAAAGTCTACCCTTCCTTTACCACAGCCATAATCTAAGAGCATATTGTTCTTCCTTATAAGTCCTGTATTTGCTAATCGTTGCAGTACAGAATATGGAGTTGGTTCGTATGGATAGCGGTATTGATCGGATTGAGAGTCGTCTCTGCCCATGGTTTTGATGTGCAATAGTTTGTCCCATTTGTTGTCTTGTGTATCGTTCATAAATTGATATTCCTGCCTTCCTGTTTCAATTATTGCAGCAATCTAAAAGACTCAGAAGTCCATGGTCCCTGAGTCTTTTAGAAAATACATTTTTAAATCCAATTGCAGTCTCCACCCGTGATAGCAAGGCTTAGTAAAGCATCCATCTTTTTGACTTCTTCTTCACCCTCGATTTTCTGAAGTAACTGCGCAGTATCTAAAATATCTTCCATACTTTCATCTGGTCCAATCTCGTAGTCAATCTCTGCCTCACAGTCTGGACATGGAATCTTCTCCATCGTCTGTAATGAGAGAAATCTATTCCCACATTTTTTGCATTCATAATATCCGCATTTTTTTGTTCCATCTGGTACATAATACATTGTTCCTATCTCCTTTTTTGCTTTATTATCACATATTATACATCTAATCTGGTCTGTTGTCTTAGTTTTTTTGTGAGATCACAAGCCCAATAAGGATTAATACAGTTCCAATGATAGAAATCACTGTTATTTTTTCATGTAAGATTAACACTGAAAGTATTACGGTTATAACAGGGGATACGTAAATATAGATACTTGTCTTGATTGCGCCAATCCATTTTGTCGCAAGATTCCATAACAAAAATTATAATACGTTCTTTCTCACTATTTCCACCGAATTTCTTGAAAAATAGAATATTCATGCTAAAATAAATGATTGAATTATGAAATCATTATAAATGAAACAATCATCAAAGAAGGTAGTATTATGAAATCAAAACTTAAAAATTTTTCCTTACTTACAATCAGCACACTCATTATGGCTGTCGGAATTTACTTCTTTAAATTTGCAAACAATTTCACATTTGGTGGTATCACAGGTATTGCCGTTTTAGTTGCAAAATTCCTTCCTATTTCTGCCAGTGATTTTTCTTTTGTTGTGAATATTTTATTGCTGATCATTGGATGGATCGTCTTAGGTAAAAGCTTTGCTGAAAAAACAGCTTACAGCACGATTCTTTTATCTATAAGTTTATCTCTTTTAGAGCGAATTTATCCTATGAGTCATCCACTTACCAATGAGCCATTATTAGAGTTGATCTTTGCAATCTTATTGCCAGCGCTTGGTTCAGCAATCTTATTTAATATTGGAGCTTCTAGTGGTGGTACAGATGTTATCGCTATGATTCTTAAAAAATATACGAGTGTAGATATCGGAAAGGGCTTAATGATCTCTGATCTTATCTTTACTCTCGCAGGATTCCTAGTGTTTAACGTCAAAACAGGACTGTATTCTTTGTTTGGTCTGATCATGCGTTCTGCGTTGATCGATAACTTTATTGAAAGTTTTAACCGTTCTAAATACTTTCATGTTGTAACTTCCAATGCAACATGTATTTGCGATTTTATCCAAAATGATCTACAACGCGGAGCAACCATTGTAAATGCGACCGGAGCCTTTACAGGGGATGATAAATATATTATCCTGACGGTTCTTAGTCCTTCACAGGCAGTGAAACTCCGAAACTTTATCAAAGAACATGATCCAAAAGCTTTTCTTTTAGTTTCTAATACAAGTGAGATTATCGGAAAAGGCTTCCATTCTGTCTAGGATGGACAGCTTTTTCTCTGCTTTCTTCTGGTACAAAATACATTGTTCCTATCTCCTTCTTTGCTTTTATTGGATTTATTTTACAAAATATTTTCCTTAAATCATCACATACTAAGAAACGAGGAGGTTTCAATGCATGAATAATAAGAAAAAGAAACGAGAACTTACAAACGAAGAAATTGATGAAAATATCTTCGAAATGT